TCAGCCTTGCTTCTAGTCAACATACTTAGTCACCAATCCATATCCTTCACATTCAGGACATTCGTCCTTACCTTCACCAGTCTCTTCGTCATAGCACTCACACTCTATCTCAACAGATAACAAGGCATAGTCATACTCGTCGTCCCAAGGAACTTCGGTAATGTAGTATCCTAATCTATTTACATAGTGATACCCTGCCACAATAAGGTCAGACATATCTCCTTGTATCCAAGTCCAGATATACTTGTTGTCTGCCTTGGTGACATAGTCTACTTCTTCACCATAGGTCTCAAACATATCTTGGTCTGGGTCATTGCTAAAGTGATTGTGGATAGGCTTGAACTTCTCTGCCCACTTGTCCCAACCTTGGTATTCTGTATATGTGGGTTCTGGTATCTCAATGGGTTTTACTGTCATTGGGGTTTCTCCTGTTCGTTGGGTTTGATTGTATCATTACCTACCGACATTATAAACTGCACCTGAGCTCTGAACATATCAGCATCCTCCATAGTTAGATTATCTTTTAGGAACTGTATGTCTTTGGCTAGGTTACCTGTTACATATCTTGTATCTATATTCATCTTATTAGTCTAGCTCTACTAGATTGCTACCAGCATCAACTTCAACTAGTCCTGTTGCGATTAGGATTTCTCCGTTGTCTTCTTCTCCAAATACAGCGTTTGGCAGGATTGCCAAGATTTGCTCCATTAGTTGGTTCATTGTCATTTGTCTCTCCTCCCTAAAAGTGAAAGTCTACAGGAACAAGATACCACATATCGGGGTTCAAGTCAAGGTCATTTTGCATATGATTTACGTTGGTGCTCTCATGGTGAATATCAAAGAAGTAGGAGTTCATATCCCATTCCCCTTGATACATGTCAATCATCTTCTTCAGCTCATACAACTCAAAGTCATATCTCATCTCACCTGTATAACTATCTAACTTAGCACTTAGGTCTAGGTCTTTAGCCTCGAAAGATTTTCGGTAGCTATTGAACTCATCAACTCTAGATGTCATTACATCAACGATAGTTCTATCAAACTTATCCCTATCTTTACTAGAGATAATCATATTAGATGAAGATTGATATGGGTCTTGGTCAGGATTGAATCTACCCCCACCAATTACAAACCAATCAAACCAAGAGTTAGTAGCAAACTCATTACTACCTAACTCAGCTTGTAGCTTGCCCTCAACCAACTTCATTGCTTCGTCATCGTTCTCAGCCTGAACAGCTATCCATTGCAATACGTGCATTATAACCTACCACCTTTTGTCGTTTGAAAAGAACATGTTTGGACTACCAGCTACCAGTAGTATTGTTAGTATTATTATAATAAGCTCCACTAGACTACCTTCCCTTTGTATAGGTCTACGCCTAGTCCTTTGTTTACTGTCTTGCCACAGAATGCACATGCTCCATATGCATAGTAATGAACATGCTTCTTACTCATCTGCTTCTCCTACCCACATCTCTCCAGTGTAGTAGTATGTACTAACATCATGAGAATACTCCCAAACAACCTCGTCATCTTCTGCTTTAGACAAAGCTTCTTCCTTAGAATCAGCTTCTATAGTAATTTCTTCCCAGTTGATGTATTCTCTTTGGACTTTATACAATGGCATTTGCCACCTCTCTCTCGGTTCCATTATAGTCTGACCCTACGACATTTTGTGGGGTATTCTTGATTTGATTCTCCCAAGTAAACAGATTGGATCTAGTCCTATCGTTATGTGGGTCAATCATTTTATGAAGAGTGGTCTCCTCATTAGAGATAATACTAAGTAATTCCTTTTTAGTAATTAGCTTAGTCCAATCTCTATAGTCGTCTCCAACAAGGATACTGTACATACCCTCGAATTCAAACCAACCTACACCTTCATAGCATACGGTTGCTAAACCTTTGGGGGTATTTACAACAGCATGAGGAGCAACCCAATGCCCTTCTTTAGTCATGCCTAGAAGGATTTCTGCTTTTTCTGTATCAATCATTTTTACGTTCATGAGTATATTATACTGATACCCTCCGACATTATCAAGGAATTCGGGAAAATATTTTGGATCTTCTTAAAGTTATTTTTGTTGTTAATTATTTTATTATGTAAAGTAGCCGCACCCCATTTTGGGGAGCAGTTTTGACACTTGCTCAGGTGTTTTGTTTTTAGGCTGTTGCCAACTGAACCGCCTTGAAGATTCTGTTCTTCTCTGCGTTTGTGATTGGGTCAAAGCCAGAAGCAGAAGCCAAGATAGATTCTGTCTTGCCCTTACGACCCGAACGATACCAGTCTAGTCTTTCGGTGAGAGCGTTAGCCACACCCCAAGCTGTTCCAGTAATTGTGTTATTGAAATCACCAACATAGATTTCGTTGATAAGGTCAATCTTGTTAGCATACTTGGTTGCTGATACTTTCTTGCTATCTTCTTTTGGCTGTGGATACAATGCCGAAACAATTTCATCAAACTTCTTTTTGCTAACCTCAGTCTGAATCATCTTGTTTGCCATTAGACTAAACTCGTCAATGTATGCGTTAGCCAAGCCCAATGCCTCACGAGCAATCTGAACTTTACCACTTGCTGTCTGAGTGTGTCTAATCTTGAATGACTGCTTGACAGAACCACCACGACCACGATTACCTAATGCTAGGTTGAGGGTGTTGGCACATACAACACGAACGGGAGTAATACTAGCCTGAATAGCAACAGAGCCGTCGTGGCTAGTGTTTACTAGAAGATAAGTGTTTACTTTATCTCCAACACCATTCGGGTCAATGACGGTCTCTCTCTCCAATGCCAAGGCACCAAAGACAACACGACCACCCTTGATTGAACCTGCTGTCTCCCAACGACCACCGTTGTCTAGCAAGTTGTCGGCAAAGTCAAATAGGTCTTCATTCTGGAGAGGAACATAACGCTCACCAACAACACCAAGAACATCATTCTTGGTTGTGTCAAATGGGTTAGTCCTAGTCACGAATGAATAAGACTTATCACTCTCAAAGCCTGCTGGAATTGCTACATCTTCAAGACGAACGTCCCATTTATTTAGTTTAGCCAACTCTAGCATTTTGGCTGTGGATACTTCCTCAGTGAAGACTGTTCCCAATCCGTGCCAAGCTGGCTCACGAAGGGAAGCGAAAGCGGTTTCTCCGTTTACTGATTCTAGCAAATGTGCCATTGGTATTACCTTTCATTAGTGTTTGATTTGATAAGACTATTATCACACGAACCACTGACATTTGTCAAGACTATTTTTCGGGAGATTTTTCGGGGTCTTCGTAAATAGATCGTAAAGGACTTGACTTTTGGCCAGGGATGGGGTGCGGCCCAGACGGTGGACAGTTTGACGTCATGTCCAGGACGGTTGACCTAACAGAAAGGAAGTAAGGTTAGGCCAACATGCTTAGGCTACAGCTGTTTCATTTTTTTGATATCCATGTACTGGGCACCTTGTCTGCTCCAGATACATTTCATCACTAACGTTTATTAGTGAATCAAGTGGCAATGTAGTTATACCTAAATCAGTTTTTGTTATGAATCTTTTCTTGTCTAGGTCTACTGTAAATACACCCTCACAAAATAGTTCATCGTTTTCAAAATCAGTCTTCAAGACGACTGGCAAGGCACCTTTAGCATTAGCAATGAGTTCGAGAATGCCTGCACCTGTATCTCTAGTAAGACTAGGATAAGCAGTTGCAAAGTTATCACCAGTTCTATCAAGTGTCTCCTCTACGTCTTCATCAGTGGTTTCATAGAGCCAGTAAAGACCTTTGTCTAGCTTCTCTACGTTAGTCTCATCCCTCAAAAATCTTAGGGCTGTTAGACCTTGTCCACTTGGGTAGTGGTCCCATTGGCCATACTGTGCTACAACTACTTTGTCGTTCTTGATTACTTTAGTTAGTCCTCTAGTTCCCATTGTATTCCTGTTCTCCTTCACATATATTGCAGAATGGTGTGCAATCGAAATTGCCTTCGTGCCTAGGACACTCTATCATTATAAGGTCACCCACCGACATCAGGTTCCCAACTCTTTTCCACATTCAGCACACTTGATATTCTTGTTATTGCTGATGTTGAATAAGTCTATGTATCCATAGCATTCGTGTTCCATTACTTTTCTCCAAGGGTATTGAAGTTGTTGCTATCATAGGGGTCAATAAAGGCGTTCCAATCTCCGTCTGGTAATTCGGAATGCTTCTCCATACCCAGCTCAATTGCCTCATCTTCGGTTTCTGCGTTTACCCAATAGGTAGCAGAATACTCTACTTGCCAGCTTTTCATAGTTTCCTTTCTTTCTTCAATTTTACCAAGACCTACCGACATTACTCTTCGTCCTCATCTTCTTCTTCATCTTCAATCTCTTCAAGGTCTATGCTGTAGACACCATCATATGATATGTCATCAGTCACGCTGTCTCCCCAAGAGGTGTAAGCTAACTGTTCTGCTTCTTGCATTGAGTCTGCTTCAATCTCTCCATCAAAGTCAATTCTCATCTTTACGTAGTATCTAGGCATTACTGCTCCCATTCTGATAAGTCTTTGCCATTGAAGATAGCTTCAACGTATTCATACCTGCTGTTGTCGTTTACCTCACCTAGGGTTTCCCATTGCTGGGGGGTAAGGGAATTGCTATCAAAGATAAGCAAGTCTGCTTGCTCACCATAGTTTCCGTCATAGGACACGTATCCTACATTTTTGATTTCATCATACGCCATGATTATTCCTTTCCTTGGTTGCTTCCATTTTACTACTAACCACCGACATTATCAATACTATTTGGGAAAATTTTTGGGAGATTCTTAATTGACTTCGTAAATGGTATGTGGGTGGCCTGGAGGGCCGCCCCACTTTTTCCCTGCTACCAGCAATCTATCCAGATCACTTCACAGGGAAAAGTTGGCTTCAGCTTTAGGTCTTTACAGACTCAGTATTTGTGCCAACTTGTGGAAGCAGTTTTACAACTTGCTCAGGTTGCTTCGGGCGTTGAACCTGCTAGGCAGGGGTATTTCCCTAAGTTAGATAAGGTCAATAACAGCAGAGTAAGAACTTGCTGATACTTCCTCTTGGGTTGTCATCTTCAGGATACGGAGATTGCGAGTTAGCAATTCCTTACGAGAGATGTATTCTCTACCAAAATGAGTTTTGTCGTTTGGCTTGACTGGCTCTTCTGGCTTCTTTGGGAAACCTAGTCCCTCTGGGTCAAACTCAACAGACACATCATTACGATAGTGATTTGTGCTAAGACGAACCAGACTTCCGTATTCTGTTCCAATGTTGCTTGGGTCTGATAGTGCCTTGATAGCGTGAGCAACTAGGTCATCTTGATACTTTTTGACATCTAGCTCATACTGCTTACGCAATCCAGCATACGCCTCAACATCTTCGTCAATCTTTGCGATAGACGCTTCTATGTCTGCGATTAGTTTGCTTGTTGGGATTTTTACTGACAGCGTTCTTGCCATAGTTTATTGCTTCCTTTTCTTTGTTAGGGTTATTTGTTTACTTGCTTATTGTATCGGATACCACCGACATTTATGGGTGGGTAGTTTAGACTGATACCCAGCAGTTTTCGTCAGTTTTAGGAGTGGAGATTACTTGATTACAGTTGTCCAGCGTGGCTGACCAGCTACATCAAGACGAACACGGAAAGTGCCGTTCTTGTTTTCTACGACTTCCTGAATAATGCCAGAGACCTTGCTCTTGGCGGTTGTGAACTGTGAGCCAACAGTTAGAGTGTTTTCCATTTTCTGCTTCTTTCTATTTGATTTTTACCAACTTTTGTTGATACCCCCATTGTAGCAAAGACCACCGACATTATCAAGTGTTTACGACCATTTATTTATAACGATTTGGGGGAAAAATCGTTATCTTCTTAAACTTGACTTTTGGGGTCAAAGGTGGTGCGGCCCCCTTTCGGGGTACCTGTCAAGTTTATTGCTTAGTGTGTTGCTAACATCCTGTTTATGTCTATAATTCTAATAGCAACATTAGACATCACCAAGTGCCTGGCAGTAGCCAGATTAGCAACGGGCTCAATCGATCCATCTTGATACTCAACATACCAAGTGTTAGTTAGATACGCCATTAGTCTTCCTCTTCTTCTTCATAGTCATCAACTAGCCAAGCGTCTAGGTGAGCGTGTTCAATAATTGCGTGAGCTGGAGCTTTGTCTGAACCATCACGCCATCTAATTTGGAATGGCTCTCCATTACGGTCTAGTCCATCAGTTGGTAATTGGATTAGTCTGTCATAGTCCATCTCCCAATAAGCGTCAATAGCTTCAATACAAACTGGAACCATTGCTTTTGGAATTGGTGGATAGTGATTACCTGCCAAGTGCCAAGCTATCTGTTGCTCTAGTGATACTTCTGTTTCGGCAATTCCCATTGCTGTCATCATTCCCATTGCTATTCTCCTTCTACTGTTTCTACTTCACAATCACAATACTGAACCATTAGTTTACCATTGACTACCGACACCATACCAAACTCACAACACACTTCACAAAAGTGAACGCTTAGTTGTCCTAACATTAGATAAACTCAAAAGGGTCTCGGTCTTGGAATATCTCTTCAATATCTTCCAAGGTATAGTCTTCAGGGTTAGCTAGGTATTCTGCCCAAGCTTCTCTAATCTCAATTGCCTGTTCGTCCATTAGTATCCTGCCTTCTCAAACATTGCCAATAGGGTATCAATTTGGTCTTCGGTTAGGGCTTCAATAGCCTCTTCGTTGATTACATTCTCAAACATGAGCTGCCTTTCTAGTTGTTGGGTGGTTAGCATGAATAGCATAACATCTGCCACAGACATTCTTGAGGTCATAGCTGTAGCGTGGCTTCTCGGTAAACCAATACTCACAGTCATCGCAACTGTAAAAGCTTCTAGTATCCGTCATTTATTGCCTTCCTTTTCTGTTCGCTTCTTGTTAGCTTGTGTTGCTTGGACTGTTGGACAAGGTGTGGCGACTTCATTAGCTGTCTAAATAATTCTTTAGACTCAGCTTTTCTTCTGGCTTCGTTTCTCTTTCCCAACATACTACTCATCTTAGCATTACCCTCCGACATTTCGGGGGAATAAAACACTCCTTCATAAAATAGTTTATAACAATTAGGTAACGGGCCGCACCCTCTTTCGAGGGATCTGTCAAGTTATTGATATATAAAAAAGTAAAATATCACAACTGCTATCACAAAAAATACTAGGCCGTCACTACTCACCACTACCCCTAACAACAATCCAGATAAGGGCTTGCATTGCTCTAGGTGTCATTCCAAATTCATTAGCAACTTTTGTAACAGCGTTAGCCAATTCTTTGTATTGAGTTTGGTTAGGTGTCTTCTTTTCAATTCCAACAGCTCTCAACATCCAGACGTCAATCACAACAGCGTTCTCGTCTCCTGCAATAGCTCTGGCGAATGCATTAGTCTTCATTCCCTTTAGAGCGTCATACCCAAAGGCTATTGCATTGTTAGCCATGAGCATGTTGTTTTTGAATCCAGGAATGCGATTACCAAGTGAAAAGCTAATCGCCTTAGTAACGTTGTTAGTCCAACGCTCTCTAGGTGAGAATGCACTAACAATACTTGCACCAACTTCTAGAGTAGTGTCTAGGTTACGTGCAACTTCTGCTGCAACACGTTCTGCATCCAGATACCACTTACTTGCTTGCTCCACTTGTCCAAAGTTTGCCTTCTTAGCAAAGTCTAGGTAAATCTCAAAGTAACTGTTCATTGGGTTCCTTTCGTTGATAAAACAAGATTATCATTACCCACCGACATTGTCAACTAAAAACTACGAGGAATTTTTGGGGAGATCTTAAAACACTTCTTAAAACACTTGACAAATCTACAATAAAATGCCGCCCCCCATTTCTGGGGCTTTGTCAAATCAAAACGGTGGAAAGTTTTTTTCTGCTTCTTCTTGTAGCTTCTCGTTTTCCGACATCAAAAACAAAATTGCCATTAGTTGAGTTCCAACAAAAACAATCATTAGGGCTAGAGCAATAACTCCAATTACAAGATAGTCCATTTTATTTCTCCTCTGGTGTTGTAAATAGTTCGCCAACATCTTCCGTTAGCATTAGGTCAATTTGATAAATCAACATTTCCAATTCGTTAGTTGTCATCTTCATCTCCAAAAAATTCCTCAAACTCTGACAAACTAATTCGGTATGCGATAGGGTCGCATTGTTTTAGAATTTCTGAAGGTCTGAATGATGTTTGTCCCATTATGTAAATAGGATAAACTTCATCTAGCGTGTTATCAAAACGCTCTTCTAAAGTTTCCATTAGTTGTCCTCCTCAATTAGTCTTACAATCTTAGCCTTTAGTTTGTTGTCTGCCAATTCCCAAGCAAGGGTCAGGGCATAAGAATAACCGCCAATGTCGGTTAGACCAGTCTTTGCCTTTACAAGCTCAACCAAGTCCCTAGTTCCCAATGTTTCTACTTTTTCCATTTCATTTCCTTTCGTTAGTTCCAACTTAGCATACCCTACCGACATTTATAAAAAGTCGTTAGGGTCTAGGTTTAGGTAGTCAATGGCTTTATCCAATTCCATTAGACCGTCATACTCATTACAAAAGTGGCAAACAATCGTGTCTGGTGAATAAACACTTTCGCAATAAACACACATCTTGTCCATTAGTCAATCTCCTTTTCGCTTAGGTAAACTTCTCCGTCAAACATTGGGTCGTCTGCCCAAATCACTTCCTGAATTAGTATCATTTTGTTTCCTTTCATCTGATTACTAAAACCCTATCACACCCTACCGACATTTGTGGCAGATTTTCGGGGGGTTTCATAACAACTTCATAACAAAGATCTGCACAGGTTATCCACAGGGGGCCGCCCCCCCCGAAGGGGACTTGTCAAGCCTCCTCAAGAAGGTCGGAAGCAAACTCGTCTAATGACTCTGGAGTCCAGTAGCCAGTCTCGAACCCCTCCATTAGTATCCCGTCCCCTCGTCGCAAGGGCACTCGTCTGCCGATTGGCAAACGAAGCAACGCTCTTCCCAAAACTCTTCCATTTAGTATCCTTTCGTTATACCAAAAACTTATCACAGACGACCGACATTTGTCAAATACTTTTTGGGGGATTTTTTAGACTCAACGTAATTGATACTTGACAAGCATAGGTTTGGGGGCCGCCGCATTTTTGTGGGAATGTCAAATCGACACCCCCACTATTTTAGATTTCGCCTGGAAATCTTTTAGCGAACTCAGCAAAAAAGCTGTCAGTAAAGTTTACACTTTTGTGAGTGTAGACCTTGCTGTAGTTGTATCTGGCATAACCAGAGCCGTCCTTGCTGTAGGACATCGCAACTGTAGCACCACAAGGGCAACCACCGTCCAACTTGTGGCTAAGGGTAAGCTCTACTACGGAACCGTTTTCTATTTTGTTTATTGTCATTTCTGACTCCTTTCTATCTACTATTACACTATCACACACCACTGACATTGGTAGACAAAAGCAACAGGTTTTGCTACAAACTTTCGGGGGATTTTTTGTATACTTCATAAGCGTGTCTAACTTGACAAATCGGAAACGGGGGCCGCCCCATTTTTTTAGGGGATGTCAAATCAACACGCCTAGTCTTTAGTGTCAAGGTGAATTGCTACAAACAAAGCAACCAAGAACAACATACCAAATCCCCACACTACTACAAGGGCAGGGATCTCAACACCCAAAACCTCTACCACGATGTTCATTAGATACTCCTAACAAGGTATCTAACATCACCCTCATTAGCAATCCAAGAGTGAGGCTTGACGCTATCACCATCAGAAATCGCACACTCAAGAGTGTTATCACAGTAGCCAAAACTTGGCATGTGGTAGTAAGTGTCCTCACACTCAACACACTTGAAGCCTTCAATTACTATTTCGTTCATTTACTTATCCTTTCTAATTACTTATAACCTAACATAGACCTACGACATTATCAAATCGACACGCCGTAATTTTAGGAGGATTTTATAACATCTTCATAACAAGGTTATCCACATAGTTATACACAGGGCCGCCCCCGTCGGGCGTGTCGTGTCAAGTCGACACGCCGATAAAACTAAAAATAATTATAACAATTTGGTAACAGTTGTAGATACCCTACAAAAAAGAGGGTAAAAGTTTGTATGAAAATCAGTTGAAAAAGGGTCACAATTGTCGGTAGCTAGTGATAGGCTAAAAGCATAAAGAAAGGATACAAAATGAAAAAATTAGAAGAAATGTTCGAGGCATTAGTTAGCCTAAAAAAGAATTGCTACACTGCCGAAAGTAGTGACGATGGCTCTGCCGTTAGCCGTGAAGAATGGCGTTATGAAAAGGCTCTAGCTAGCCAACACTACTTTACCGATAAGCAAATCACCGATGAAGCTAACACTCGTTGGGACGCTATGATTGCTAAGATGAATGAAGATTACAAAAAAAGAAATGAGAAATAGAAAATGAAAATACAAGAACAAAAACTAGGTATCTGCCAACTATGCGATAACTACACTACTCAAATCTGGGTAGAAGAAGCCAAAGAGTTTGGTTGCGAAAATTGCTACAACGCTTACGGCGTAGAATTGATGGAGTTCTAAATGATAACACTAACCTTTGACACTTGGGAAGAGTTTGACCAAGCCATTAGCAACATTACAACCCTAACAATAGCAATAAATGAAAGTGAAGATAAATGAGAAAATCAACTGTTATGCCAAGAAAAATGACCTGTAAAGTATGCGGGTATACTCAAGAAGATTACACTAGCTACTATAAACACGCTAAGGCTTGGGCTAAGGGTCACGATGTAGACGCTTGTTGGGAGCTTAGGCGTTCACAAAATGCTTTCGACAAAATGTTTGATGAAAGTCTAAACTCACTATCTAACCTAACAATAAACAAATAGAAAGAAGAAAAAATGAAAGAAACTAAATGCCAGTATTACAATTGCGATGGTGATGCTACTAAGTCAATTAGGATAACACTAGACGGCAAAGATGTTGATGAAAGTTATTGCGTTGGTCATTACTGGGTAGTGGCTACTAGTCACTATGGGTCAGACTAGTTTATAAAAACAGTGGCACTAGTGTCTATAAAAAAAGTCGTACGGGTTAGGAGGTGTGAAGAATGGAAGATGAAATGTTTGACTGCCCACGATGTGGACAAGATGTTTACCCAAGTGAGCATCCAGAAATCGGTTGCGATTACTAAAAAATAAAAAAAGAAGCATTAGCATTCGGTAAAAAGAATGTTAGTGTATTTTTTTTTGCTGTGGTGTGTGCTCACTAGTCTTATTCTTTTTTTTTGTATTTTTTTTGCATCATACATAACTAACAAATATTCAGATTTTCTCCAATTTGAAATATTTTTCAGATTTCGGGGGTATAATAGATCCATGGCACTCATAGAAGGCACCTTAATCTTCTTGATGGTATTTCTTATTGCCATATTGATCAAATACAGAGACAGGGACTAGCCATGAATGATTGCAAGTGCGATACATGCAAATGTGGTAAGAAGATCTAATATAACAATTTGGTAACGAATTGATAAATAATAGGCCAAAGGCCTATCTCCCTATTTGACATATAAATTTTTCGGGGTACAAACCAAGACTTTTCTCTTGGTAGTCAAAAACCCCATTATCAAATATAACTCATATAACCCTATAAAGCCATACAAGCTTCCTCTGGGGACTTTTGACACATGTGGGATACTGGAAGACGTATTTTATATTTGAAGCCCTTATAGAGGCGTACAGAGCTTTTCTACCATTTGCCAATAGGGCATTTAGCTTGTTGGAGAGTACTCTTTAATTGCATAAAGCAGCCACAGTATTTGCATCTCTGTGTGTTCTTTTTGAATGCTGGGCATACGTTGCAAATTGCTAGTCTTTGCTCAATAAGCTCTTTGTCGCTTCTAGGCTGGTTAGGATCAAATAGATCAGTGAATTTAACGTCTTTAGCCATATGCTAATTATAACACTTATTCCTACATAGGGCATCGTTAGATGCATATGTTGTAGGGATGTGTTTTGTCTCTCTATTATCGCCGTACTTAAAATCGTCGAAATTTAAAGACTTTTTTACGCCGAGCTCTTATGTTTCATAAACGCTATTATAATTAAACCATCATGACTATGCTTGAATCCCTAGTAGCTATTGCTGTAGGTATTATCTCGATTTTAGGTTCCCTGGCTTTTGTAATCAAATGGCTAGTTAAGCACTATTTTGCTGAATTAAAGCCAAACGGGGGATCTTCTTTAAAAGACCAGGTTAACAGACTAGAACACCAACATGAAAAGCTGGAATCAAAAGTTGATAAAATTTATGATATTTTGCTAGAACAAACAAAACCAGTAAAAGTTGCGAAACCCAAAAAGTGATTATTATATATAATATATAAAACTATACTATATATTTAATATCTTATATACTTTATATTATATATATCTTAAAACCTAATTATAACAATATACCACACTTTTTATTTTTAAGTGCAAATACTTTATAACGATATTATAACGTTTGTTATGTTATAATCTATAAGGCTAATACTCAGGTTTGTCTCTCATACCCACCAACTTGAGTATTAGTCTTTTTAACGTTTTCTGTGATATAATCAATATTATGACTATGTCTATACCTGAATCATTTGGCAATACACCAGCAATAGTTAAATGGAACGTTGTTCGTGGTGATACTGCTAGATTGCGTGTAGACTTTCTTGAAAATGATGAAACAACTACTTTTGACATAGAAGAGTGGAACTTTGCTTCTACTACATATGACAATAGGGGAGATGTCCTGGATTCCTTGACCGTTGAGGTTGAAGATGGCTATGTAAATATCATAGCTCCTCCAGAGATTACTTCTTTTTGGGGATCTGGCTATAATGGAACAGTTGCTGAAATTGCTTTCGACCTTGAAGTACAGATTGATGATATAATCTGGACTCCAGTTCTTGGAACAATTAAAGTAGCTGCTGATGTCACGGCGGGAACTCTATAATGGCTATCGTAAAAATTTCAACAGTAAAGACTCAGCTACCAAAGGTTATCAAAGTACAAGGCAAGGTCTACAAGGTTTAAGGAGAATCATGGCGTTTCCAGCAGTTTTTAATATTTCATATTACAGGGGTGACACCTATGAGTTTAGGATCTACCCCAAAGATTCTAGCGGAAACCCATTTCCATTGCTAGGCTATGACTTGGCTAATGGAGTAAAGTTTACAATGTCCACAGAGCGTGGTGAGGCTGGAATTTCAGACCAACTGGAGGGTTACGCTAGGATATCAGCAGACAGAACCTATATTGACTGTGCCATACTACCTGAAAACGGATTAGCTATGGATTTTAGCTTAAACTACTTTTATGACGTTCAAATTTTTAAAGCAGCAGTAGAGGGAGTAGATCCATATTCAACTGTAATTACTTTGCTTACTGGAAACATAACTGTTACAGAACAGATTACTGGAGCTTTGGAGGCATTCTTAAGCTAATGCCAGAAGTAATATTATCAAATGAAAATTTATCCATTTTTGGAGGACCAGCGTCAATAGATGTTAATGTTGATTTTGGTCCCAAAGGAGACCGTGGCAGTCTTATTTTTTCTGGACCTGGTAAGCCAACTGATGCAATTGTTAGCTTTCCAACAACTCCACAGCCACTAGATCTTTACATAAATAGATCTCCGTCAGACTTTGAATTCCTTTTTCTTTATGAGTACGGTATTACAAACGGTGTTGCAGGATGGTCAAAAGTTCTTAGGCTTATTCCGTCTACTGCCCTTGCAAATATTCAAGTTGTTTTTATTAACGGTTTTATCAGTACAATAACACCAACCGCAGAGGGTCTAGCTTACATAGGAAGTTTGGTAGCAGCTGGTGCATTCCCAACACCAGTAGATGCAATAAATAGTATTTTGACAGATTCCGATAACATTACTATTGGAACTTCAGCACCTACCCCAAACGCAAACCCTCTAATTGCAACTTACTGGATAGAAATTAGTTCTGACCCAACTGAAGAAACTTCTTCGTTAAAAGTATTCAATCCAGCAGTACCTCCTTCTGGAGCTTGGGTAACTCTTTCTTCAATTGAGAGAGGACTTCTTTTCCCAATAAGCCAGTATCTAAGTGCTGAAGAAATTGAGTTTGGCGACGGAGAAGGTTTTAACATTCAGTACGTGATTTTAAATGAAAGTGCCGTATCTTCTGGTTTGACTGTTGGAGAGCTTACTACCCCAGAAACTGGTACCTCGGAAAGATTTCTTCCAATTAGCATACAAGCAACAGAAGCTGAACCTTTTAATCCAGCAGAAGAAACTGTAGCTTGGAGAAGGCTAAACGGAGTAAAGATTCTAAGCTTTGTTGTGGTGGCTGGTATTGGATTCTTACCGCTACTGTAGTATACTATGATAAAATTAAAGAAGGTGATTGATTATGGCAGAGAATATTGATGGTACCCCTAACGGCTCTGGCCCATACAATACAAAAATCCCTTTGTTGGGTGATAATGCAAACATTCAAAAAGCTTTAAGAATTTATCACTATGGAACAGAAACTCCACCATTACCAGGCTCTGTTGTTTCTAATGGATCTCTTGCTTCTAATTCTATTGCTGGATACCTAGATGCTATAACTAATCGTGTAATCAGCGTAGAGGTTCTTGGGACTGGTTCAAAATATGTTCCTTCAGCTCCATCTTCTATTCCAGACGGATATATTTGGGTAGATGAAAGTTCTGCTGCTCCAACATTTAATACCGATGGAACTTTACCACTTTCGGTTGCTAGGTATCAAACAACAACCCCCACTGGAACAATTCCAAATGGAGCTTTGTGGGTGGATAAAGGCTCTGACCCATTAACAATGTATGTTTATGACAGTGCTTTAAGTATATGGAGAGAAATTGGCGGTGATCTAAGCTAATGTCAGAAATTAGTTCAGTAGGAAAAGTAGCTTATATCTATAAGAGCAATGCCCCAGCTGCTGGAGGTACCTGGCACCCAATTGCTGGATATGCAAACACAACAGCACCATATTCCTGGTCAGGAACACATAACTTCTCAAACACCGTAACGTTTGATTCTGTGCTAAATTCAAAGTTTGGTATAAATAACTTTCAGAACCCAGCAGACAGGGACCTAGCTATTCCAGTTACCCCAACAACTCCAAACGGTATTGTTGTTTTTATCAGACAAACAAATGATGGACAGACCTTAAATCAAATTCAGTATCTTCAGGGTACTCAGTGGAGAGTTTACGGTGAGAATGCTCAGCTTAGCTCAAAATCATCCAATTTCACATTATCCTTGGCAGATGCTGGAAGAACTATAGATATTGACACATCCTCTAACGTAACGGTTACAATACCAGCAAACGTTCCAGCTCCAGAAGGCACTGCAGCAAACACATTTTTAGTAGGTACTCAAATAGCTTTTATTAGATCTGGCACTGGTCAAGTAAATTTTGATCCAGGCGTAGGAGTGACTCTTCGAAGCAAGAATAATAATAGAAAAATTGCCGCACAATGGTCTCCAGCAACGTTAATTCATAAAAGTAATAATACCTGGATATTAATCGGTGACTTGACGGCATAGGATAACTTATGTTAGGTTTTATTTCTAGGCTCGGATCTTCAAAGGGAATGGTTTTAGTTCCTAATTTTGCTGGACTTAATAGTGCTACCGCAAATAGTCAGCTAGCGTCTGCTGGCCTTGTTCTTAATCCCCTTTCTGGAGAGGTTGCAACAAATAATTCTGCACAAGGTGGAATTGGTTTAACTCAGTTTCCAGCTGCAGGAACTTTAGTAGACTATGAAACACCAATTGTTGTAAATTTTGGAAAATTTGTTGCAGATACAGTAACAGTAAGTCCTTGCCAAGGGTATACCACACCTGCAAATGATTCAGATTATTGTAGTGGAACTCTATATGTTTATGGACCCACAAGAACCAAAAATAGAAAAACGGTAACCACAACAAATAACGTTACTGGAACTTCAACAATTACTTATGACTATAGTTGTGCTGATACCGTTGTTCCTAGGGGTAGTGAATACATAAATGGTCAGTGTGGACATGTTGTTGCACCAGTTTCATGTACCCCCACAGCAACTACAACTTTTAGCACATGCACTGCAAGATTTTTAGTATATGCAACTGGAACGCAAACAAAAACAACATCTGGAATCGACTCAGCCTGTAATCCATATTCAAACTCAGTATCTTATACCTGTTGGCAAGCTACGTGTGCTGACTGGACAGATTGGGTGGATCATTTAACAGATCCTACTAAGCAAAGAAGAATTCAGCTTTGTCAAAGAACTAATGGAACTACATATTTTAATGAGCAGGAAAGATGTAAGACAACCTATACATACGCTTATGGAACATGTAGAAACGGCAGAATATCAAAAACTACAAAAGTATTTGTTTGTGGGGTTTATAAGTCTCAATCAACAGCATCAGTACCCTGTTCTGCAGTTTGATATGATATAATTTTTTAATGAATGAAATAAAACCAATAGAAAATTTTGAAGCTGAACAAGCTCAAAGACCTCAAAGAGTATTTGCTCTTGTTACAGATAATGAGGTTTTTCATAAATGGTATGTAGAAGAAAATTATGAAGATCCTAATATGGCATCATTAATTTATGGCCTTCAGTCTCAACCAATTATTGTAGATATTACTAATAAAAACTATGACGAAATTGATTTTGGATGGACTATGGATGGGGATAACTTTCTTCCCCCAGAAAACTCAGGGGTCAGTTAATGGAAGAAAACCTTACCCCATACCAGCAGTGGAAAAAGAATTTAGGCACGACCAGGCCGTGGGATCTGTTAAATCCTAAAACTGAATATGTTGATGAAGAAGAAGCTTCTAGAAGAATGGATATTTGTAAAGGTTGTCCTTTCTTAATCAAAGCAACGAATCAGTGTAAAAAGTGTGGCTGCATAATGCATCTTAAAACAAAACTAAAGGGTGCAGAGTGTCCAGTAGGTAATTGGTAAATTATTCTGGAAAATCATTAGTAAAGTTTATAACTTTTCGAGATACTCCACCCCAAGGACCCCAGTCAGTTCCACCATCAGAAATAATATAAGCAATCTGTGCATTTTTGAGGGGACTAAACAGTTCTTCATTATTTGCTAGTCCAAACTCAGACCTTCTTGCAGGACCTAAAGATCCAATCATATTAATTTGAAATAACCCATAAGAGTTATCTCCAGTAGAACTATTTTGATTGTGAGCATATGGTCTTCCAGTAGATTCTTTCAGCACTATTCCAAAAGCGGTTCTTAATCCTTTACCCTCAAATCCAGCAAGCTCAAGAACATTCTTAATTTCTTCTGGAGTAAAAATTGTAGATTCGTCTAATACTGGAATCTCTATAGGGTGTGAAATAGATGCTGGCTGTAAATCAAAAGGCAGAACTATTGAGGCTTCTGTGTCTAATGGCTTTTGTTCTATAACTACTGGCTCAGTCTTTTTACCCGAAAAATTCAGGGAACCAAGAATGACAATTCCTATAATTCCAGGAACGACAAATTTCTTTTTCGTATTATTCATCACTTAATTATACCAAAGTATATGCCTAAAAGCTATATACTATGATATAATTTCATTATGGCTACGCTCAGAAGTTCTTCTAACTCTTATAATGTGGGCAATACTCCTCCAAGAGTAACTTGGACTATTGTTCGTGGTGATACAGCTGCATTCAAGGTATACGTCACAGATGACGAAAAAGCACCACTAAATCTTGATGACTGGTCTATTGAAATGCAAATAAAAAGACCAACAAATGCTGCAAATGCTGGAGTAATTACAGATGCAGCAACACTAATTTTAACTCTTACCCCAGAACAAGACCCAGACGATGCTGCTGGAGAATTCACGGTATCTTTAACTGCAACAGAGTCAGGAATCCTACAAACTGGAGATATTTTTGATATTGAGCTATCAACAGCACAAAGGTCAACGGTTTGGACTGTTGCTCAGGGCAGTGTTGTAGTTCTAGAGGATGTAACAGAGCCAGAGCTAAGCTAGAGATCCCCATGGCTACTGCAGTTATTTCAAAGAAAAGCTATCCTATAGCTAAAATTTCTGAGGGTAAAAGAACTGTAAAAATAAATAACGTTGTTCCATTTAGAATTAGATTTACCAACATAATGGTTCCAGGGTACGGACCAAGCAACCCAGCTGCAATTGGAATTGCTGTTATTGGTTTAAACAACTATATCCTTTAATTTATAAACAACTGATATAATACTAATATGGCCAAGATTAACTTAAACACGCTAAAATCAAAGTTTGAATCAGGGGACAAGCCTAATGGGCAAGACTATCTGGATCTTATTGATACTTTAGCTGCTCAAGCAACAGATCTTGGATCAGATGGAAACAATGAGAATATCATTTACGGAATTGAAAACACTACAGTTTTAGAAACCATAAGTGCAACTTCTTGGAGATCTGTTAAATACGTAGTATCTATTTCTCACACAGTAGGTGTACAAAATAAATACTATACTACCGAAATTTCTGCATTAATTGATGATGAGGGTCTCACTATCAGTGAATATGCAGTATTAGACAATGATGGGGATATTGGAACTGTTACTGTCTCAAGAAATGGCAACGTTATTACACTTAGCGTTACCCCAAACCCTGCCATAAGGCCAATTACCGTAAGGTATTTAAGAACTGGTCTTAAGGCATAGCCAAATTAAGGAGATATAAAAATGGCAACAGTAAACAAAGACTTTAGGGTCAAGCATGGGCTCGTCGTTGAAGGTACGAACGCTACCGTTAACGGCTCAGATATTATTACAGAAGACGCCATTACTGGCGGTACTCAAACAAACATTACAGTAACATACAACCCAACAACCAAAGTCGTAGACTTTGTAGCTGAAAATGGTGTTGCTGATTCAACTACAGATAACCTAACTGAAGGTAGTACAAACAAGTACTTTACAGATGAACGTGCTCAGGATGCTATCGGTAACTCAGTTGGAACTGGTATTTCGTATAACGACACCACTGGTGCAATTTCTGTAGACCGAACTGCTACGGACCCCTGGTACGATGCAGCAGGGTCTGCAGCAACAGCTGAAACCAATGCCAAGGGATACACCGACGACCTAATCGGTGACGAAACTGTTGACGGCACATCTGGAGATACGGTTACAGACAGAATTGCCACTGCTAAATCAGGTGCCGAAACTAATGCTCAAGGTTATGTAGACACACATTCAGAGCTAACCACTGGAGTTCACGGGGTAACTGGGGATGTTGTAGGAACAACTGACACACAAGACATTTCAAACAAGAGAATTATTGACACGCTATACTTTACAGACGGTGTAACAATTGCAGACGAAGGTCAGATTGCAGTACTTGCTGGAAGCCATGATTTTGAAATCAAGGCTAACTATGGAGATCTTACTCTTAAGACAATGGCAGCAGATGCTGATGTGGTTATTTCATCAGACAGCGGAGATATTGTTCTTAATGCAGATGGTTCTTCATACATCACCTCAGTTTCCGCAGGAAATGAAATTGCTACCCATGCTTATGTAGATAATGCAATTTCTGGTCTTAGCTGGAAAGATTCTGTGAACCTATTTGCAACCTCAAACGTTCCTCTAACAGGAAACACAGAGACTGTAGTTATCGATGGTCACGCAGCTCTAGATGGAACTGACGACGGCTACCGATTGCTACTTACAAACCAAACAACAGACACAGAAAATGGTATTTATGTTTATGCAGACAACGGAACAACATATACACTAACTCGTTCAGAAGATGCAGATACAGTTGCAGAACTAATCGGTGCCGCAGTATTTGTTAAGGAAGGAACTCAGTATGGAGCTACTTCTTGGGTTCAGGCAGATCACTACGCCACCACCTTTGATGGTCTAACCTGGACACAGTTTTCTGGTTCAGGATCGGTAACTCCTGGCGAAGGAATTTCTGTAGATGGTCTAGAAATTGCTGTAGACCGCACAGTTGTAGATACTTGGTACGACGCATCAGGTTCTGCATCAACTGCAGAAACAAATGCAAAAACTTACGCAGATGAAACATTCGTAACGCTTAGCGATCTTCCTGGAGAACTAGATGATTATGTTCCTCTTACACAAAAGGGTGAGGCAGATGGAGTAGCTACTCTAGATGCAGGAGCTCAGGTTCCATTAACTCAGCTAGAAAATGTAACAGATGTTATTGACGCATTGACTACCGACGAAATTGCTGAAGGAACCAACCTATACTTCACAAATACTCGTGCAGTAGATGCTCTAGAAGCAGTTGTTCCTAACTTCACAGCTATTGAGGTTAATTCAATTGCTAAGCAAGTTGCAGCTATAACTTATGCTGCAACAGAAGACGTACCAGTTGTAGCCTTTGCTTTTGCTAAGGCAGACTACCGTTCTGCAAAGTTTTTGGTAAAGGTTGCATACAGCACCCACACAGAAGTTTCTGAGGTGCTTTTAACACTAGACGCATCCGACAACATTGCAATTACTGAGTTTGCCGTAGTATCCACAAATGGATCTGCTTCTGGTATTTCAGCTGGTATTAGTGGTTCAAACGTTCAGCTATTGGTAACACCAAATAACAATGGCTCAACAGTTACAGTATTTGGAACACTGCTATCAGAAGATCTCTTGTTGTCTTAATATATTAAAGGTTTGGGGGATCCTTTCAAAATCCCCCACAAAAAGCGGTATTCGCAAAGTTTACTTATATAATTATCACTATAATCTGTTATAATTAATCGAGGTGAATATTTTGGCAACTTCAAATAAAGATTTTAAGATTAAAAATGGTCTTATTGTTGAAGGCGATTCTGCTACCGTAAACGGTAATGATGTCTTAACTACCGCATCCGATGTCCTAACTTCTGCATCTACTTTAGATGATTTAGCCAATGTTTACGTTCCAACCCCCAATGATGGGGACACACTTATTTATGATTTAGAGGCAGAAACTTGGACTACTGCCCCAATTGGTGTAGGTCCCACAGGTCCAACAGGCGAAACAGGACCCACTGGCCCAGCGGGTGCTGATGGATTTGTTGGTAGCGATGGAGCAACAGGACCTACAGGACCTATAGGTGCTACTGGCCCCACTGGTGCAGATGCTTTATGGAACTTTACTGGTGCATATGGTGTTGGCTCATCATACGCAGTTGGCGACGTTGCAACATACCAAGGACAAACTTGGTACCGAATCAATGCCAATGGTGGAAACACGGGGGACACCCCATCGGAAGGTACTTTCTGGACTTTAATTGCACAGCAAGGAGCCACTGGTCCACAAGGAGAAATTGGACCCACTGGTCCGACAGGCCCCACTGGAGCAGACTCTACTGTTACTGGGCCAACAGGACCCACAGGACCAACAGGGGCAGACTCTACTGTTACTGGGCCAACAGGACCCACAGGACCAACAGGGGCAGACTCTACTGTTACTGGGCCAACAGGACCCACAGGACCAACAGGTGCAGTTGGAGATACTGGCCCTACTGGCCCTACTGGAGCTACTGGAGCAGACTCTACTGTTACTGGTCCGACAGGCCCCACTGGAGCAGATGGAAAATATTTAGAATCCGCTACCGAACCGTCCACACCAGAGCCTGGAGATATTTGGTTTAATACTACAACTGGTAGCACATACATATACTACGACTCATACTGGGTTGGAGTTGGTGGAGGAACTGCTTATGGAAACTGGCAGGTAATTAATTCAAATATCACGGCAACTGCTAACACTGGATACATTGCAAATACCTCAGCAGGCAGTTTTACACTCATTATGCCAGAAAATCCAGCAGTTGGAGAAAGTGTTGCTATAATTGATGGATACGAATCGTTTAAAAGAAATCCTTTAACGATTTCTGGCGGTATAGAATTAATAGAGGCAAGATCTGATAATCTACTACTAAACGTAGATAGAGCATCGGTTTTATTTAGATTCATAGGTTCTACCTATGGTTGGAAGGTTGTATAATGACACAGTTTTTGTCAAATTTTGATCAGGCGTTTTCTCCGAAAGAGGAGTTCACAGATCCAGTAGCTAGGCTTAGAGTGTCTCAGCCTCAGTCTCTTATTGATACCGACTTTGAGTATGGTGCCCAGCTAACCAAGTGGGAAAACTTGGCAATGACAAACAACCGACCTTTTGCTTTTAACTCTGCAATTCCATTTAAAAACTTTAACGATATTTCTATGCCAGTAGACTCTAGAATCGTTACTGTAAACTTAAATACAACGTCTAGGTCAATTAATGCCGTTACAGTTTCAACTCCATCCCCAGGATATGTAACATATACAACAACAGTAGATCACGGTTTTAGTATTGGAGAATATTGTACAATTACAAACCTTACTGCTGCATATAATGGAAGCTATCAAATTGTTGAAGTAGCAACTCCAAATACTTTTGCAGTTATTAATGCAAACACGTCAACAGTTACAGATGCAACTGGAAACGTAACTTCAAACTTTGCTCCACCAAATGGAAGCATTATTACAATCACTGACACCCTGCTAAAAAATGCTGACGGTACTTTTACGATTGAGACAGGTGGAGGAACTAACCAGTTTACTTACTACGCTAAATCAGAAAACAAAAGTTCCATAACTCAAATTTTTGATGGTAACAAAACAACAATGTTCTCAGCAACACCATATACTGGTGCTAGAATTGGTCTAGCTCCAACAATAACATATTCTGGAAAACTGGTTACTGTAACTACAACAGTTCCTCATGGATTAGCTTTAGGAAACGAAATTGTAATTTCTGGAACAACTGCCTCTACCCATGCCCCCAATGGTGCCTGGACAGTTGCAACAATTACTAGCCCTACATCCTTTAAGTGTTATGTGGATGATGCACCAACTGGAACAGTAACAGCTACTTCTGCAAGCATTTTTGCTAGACCACAGGGAACATTTGCCCACAGACCATTTGACGGCGGTATGATATTTTCAACCAACAGTAATTCAAATAATCAGCAAGCTATTAGACAGACACGTCGTTACTTTAGGTATCAGTCTGGAAAAGGCCTTATGTGGTCTTCTGGAAGTTTGCTAAAGCCATCTTTTCAGCTAGACGAACTGTCATGTAATGATTCTACTATTACCATTCAAACAAAAGAGTCTCACAACCTACTTCCTGGTGCACAAATAAATATTATTAATGCCACTCCAGCAGAATATAATGGAACTTATACTGTTACTACCGTACTGTCTTACAACAGAATACAGGTAACCACAGCGGTACCGTTGCCAGCAAAAGCATCTGGTAGATTCTATATGACTGTGTCCGAGTGGTCTGGTGCTGTAGCTAGGCTAGGCCTCTTTGATGAGCAAAATGGTGTATTTTTTGAATATGATGGTTCTACTCTTTTTGCTGTTATAAGAAACTCTACCTTCCAATTGTCTGGAAGAGTTACTGCAACTAAGGGATCTAACGTAATATCACAAACAAGTACAGACTTCCCAACCAGCTTTAATAATCAAGTAGATCCAGGTGATTATGTAGTTATTCGAGGGCAGTCATACAAGGTTCTAAGCGTTGAAAGCGATACAAGCCTAACCATATCCCCATCTTATAGAGGATTCACATCTGGCAGCGTAATTGTTTCAAAAACCTTTGAGCGTCGCTTCCCTCAGTCCGAGTGGAATATTGACAAGATGGATGGAACAGGATTTTCTGGATATGATATAGACTTAAATAGAATGCAAATGTTCTACATTGATTACTCATGGTATGGGGCAGGATCTATTCGATGGGGTGTTCGTGGAGCAAATGGAGACATTACTTATGTCCACAAGGTTGAAAACAACAATATAAACCTAGAAGCTTACATGCGTTCTGGTAACTTGCCAGGAAGATATGAAGTAAACACTATTCCAGTTTATACAAAAATGACTGCTACATTTTCAGATTCCGCAACCACACTTACAGTAGCAGACACTTCAAAGTTTAAGAGCTCTGGAACATTGTGTATTAGAGATGGTTCAAAGATTGAGTTTGTAAACTATTCAAGCAAAACATCAACAACTTTTGCAGGAATTACACGTGCAAAAAGTGGTAATGCTTCAGTTGCTTTGACGATTGCGTCTGGTTCAAACACTGGAACAGTAGCTAACATTGGAGACCTAACTAATGTTCAGATAGGTCAAAGAGTTATTTCTACATCATTCCAAGATGGAACTTTTGTTACAGGAATAAGTGGAAGTCAAATAACCTTTAGCCGAGCTGTGACGTCTACAAATCCAACCGTAGTATTTGCCCCTATGGCATCAACACCACAAACTTTTACATACTCTGCAGCTGCTCCAGTAATTGTAGAGATAGCCTATCCAGAATTTTCTCCAACAGTTTCTCACTGGGGAACTTCTGTAATCATGGATGGTCGTTTTGACGATGACAAATCCTTGGTTTTTACCTACGGACAAAGACAAGCAGTAACAGTACCAATAAATGATTCAAGAGCTTTGTTTTCAATTAGGCTTGGCCCATCTGTAGATAACGGACAGATTACAGAGTTTGGAGGTAGAGAAATTGTTAATAGGATGCAGCTTGTTCTTAGAAGCTTAGGTATTTTGGCTAGATCAAATGTGTCTGCCTCAGTAGTCCCATCAAGAATTTTGATACGAGCAATTCTAAATGGAACGCCAGCTACTACTAGAACTTGGACAGACGCTACTGGAAACGTTGGTGGTCAGGCTAACTCATCTCTAGCACAAATTGCAGACTACTCTGGTGTAGATATTCCAATTTTTGGTGGAGAGGTTGTTGCTGGATTCTTCGTAGAAGGAACAAATACACTAGATCTTAATCAGCTTCGTGACCTTGGAAACTCTATTCTTGGTGGAGGAAGTAATGCAGTGAATGCAGAAATTTATCCAGATGGTCCAGATGTTTTGACAATTGTTGCATCAAACGTAGGAACTGAAGCAGCTACGCTAGTTGGTAGAATTTCTTGGACAGAGGCTCAAGCGTAAATCATGACAGCACTAGACTTTCCAAATTCCCCAGATATTGGCGACAAGTTTATAATTTCAGGCAAAGCCTGGATATGGACTGGCGTTGTTTGGGAAATTTTTGGATCTGTTTCTAGTGGTCCACAGGGACCAACAGGTGCAACATCAACAGTGCCAGGCCCTACGGGACCAACTGGATCTACAGGATTTACGGGACCAACAGGACCAACGGGCCCTCCTGGTGTAGACGGATCTGGTATCTCTATTCTTGGAACTTTGGCAAATGCTGGTTTATTGCCAGACCCAGGGGTAAACATTAATGATGCTTACCTTATTGGCGGAGACCTATACATCTGGGATGGAACAGAATGGAATAACGTTGGACAAATTCAGGGTCCAACTGGGCCAACTGGCCCCACTGGAGTAAGGGGCGACGACTCTACTGTTCCAGGTCCCACAGGCCCTACGGGCCCCACAGGAGCCACAGGAACAGCTGGACTAGGGTATGCTGGTATAACCTTTACTCTTTCCTCGTATTCGTCCTCTACCGCTTCTGGAACGGTAAACAAAGTAGACGCACTAGTCGTTGGATCACCAATAAGAATTATATCCCCATCAAACCCACTGATTTATGCAGATGGATTAGTGTTTTCTATCACTGGAACAAGCGTTGACATAACTGTTTTATTTGATAATACTGGCGGTACACTAGCAAGCATTACATCTCCAATGCCAGTTAGCATTACTGGAGATCGTGGACCAACAGGAGCAGCTGGTGCAGATGCCCCAACAGTAGTGTCAATTTCTCAAAAAACAGCAAATTATTCACTGGTTCTTGCAGACAAAAGTTCATTGATCGAAGTTTCAAATTCTTCTACTACGGTTCCAGTTGTTATAACTGTTCCTACAGATAGTTCTCAAAATTTTCAAAATGGAACAACGATAACTATACTAAGAACTGATGTTGGAAATGTAGACATTCAGGGTAGTTCAGGGGTGACCGTAAACGCTACCCCAGGTCCAAGACTACGTGCAAGATGGTCTTCTGCGTCACTAATTAAGAGATCTTCAGACCTTTGGGTTCTAGTAGGAGACCTGACATAATGGGTCTATTCTCTTCATCACTTTCTTCTGTAAGAAAAAGATTTATAGATATATTTTCTTCTAGATCTAATACCACTGGATCTTTGGGCACAGCTAGCGACGGTAGCCAGTGGGAAGCTGTCTCAAAAGTAATTGAAGTTCAAAGTGGCAAGGCTGTGGCTAACTACGTACCCCAGCCATCTGACGACGGTAGCGAATACCCAATCGCAGTTATAAACATGCCAACACAAAATAATATTATTACTCTAGAAGATACAGAAATAGGCTCTGGAGTAGCTTTATGGGTACAGACAAGTGCTGACTGGTGGATGGTATCTGTAGATTCAGCGTATAACACTATTCCAGCAGCTACCAACTACACCTCTGCACCAGCAACATTTAGCGGTCAGGCTAACTATACCATGGAAACCATGTATAGTTCTTCAGAGGCAGGTTTTACTGCTGCTGATGTGTATTCTGTAGGAATTCCAACTTACTCATCTTTACCAGCAGAATACTCTGCTGGATTAACAAGCTATAGTGCTGGAGCTACAAACTATACATCTTCTTTAGATAACTTTTCTTCTACCCCAACATTTTCATCAAGCACACCGTTTACTAGCCTGCAACCTTTTTCTAGTGCTCAAGTTTTTTCTGTAGCTACTCCATATACAAGTGTAACAAATTATTTTAGTCAAAATAATGCTTATACTTCATTTGCTAATTTTACTTTAGCAAATTCATATAACAGGTGGTCTCCTTATACAAGAAGTCCTAGCACATGGAACGCAAACACCAACTACACAAGAAGGTGGACAAGAAGAGCAAGCCCAGTAGCATATACTGCAAGTCCGTTTACTCAGTCCACGACTTGGTTCTCAGCACTTGGAAACGTTTGGTCTAGACAGGATTTTTGGAACTTATCTCAAACCTGGACCTCAGTTATTAATGGTGTTACCGCATCTCAATCCTGGACTTCCGCAATAGCTTATTTCCAAGATACAACAGTTTACACCTCAGCAGCACCAACTTATTCTGCAGGAACAACAGTATACACAGCTGGTGTACCAAACTATTTTTCTGATACATTTTACACTAGTGAGGGTGGGGCATTCTCATCAGCAATTGCATTTTCATCTACTACACCTTTTAGCTCTGCCACACCATATTCAAGTGCTTCAAACTTTTCTTCTTCTACAAATTATTTTGCAGATCTTGTTTTTTCTAGCCTTACAACTTATACAGCTGGAACATCCTATACTTCTGCAATATCTTATAGCTCTACTTTTGTTCCAGAAAGTTTTGCCTATTCAGCTATTCTAAGAATCTCTCAGTCAGTAAGCGATACTGTGTCAGAGATTTCTTCCGCAATAGTCTCTACTGCACAAACAATTAAATCTATTATTGTTCAAACTTCTGGAAATCAAATTACGGCTAAAGCCTTTTCAGACATAACCCCAATTACTCAAATTGGAGACGACTTGATTTACAATGCCACAGGTGTTATAATAAATACAAGATACGGAATATCAATATCAAAAGCAGAATACACAAATAGCGAGATTGGAAGCTCTGTAAAAATAGAGAGAGACTAGAATGAAAATTATAAGATTTTTTTCACAAAAACAGTATATGGGACTGGGACAGCCTCAGCCAGCAAAAAAGTTTTTGCCAAAGTGGTATAAGGATTCTGAGACAGTAACCATAGACGAAAATGGAGAAGAGCACTCTGGGCTTAAAAGATGCATTCCGTTTTTAGATTCAATGATTAGCGGATACATGTTGGTAACTCCAGTAGATATCTTTATTTCAAAAAACGAAGATGGTTCACTAAACATTAGATGGAACTCCATAGAAGACCTGGAAGATTTTATAGCTGAAAGAGGAAAAGATCTAGGGGAAAAAATTCCTAGGCCAGCTGGTCATTATCCAAATCATTTAGCATTTAGAGGATTCTGGGGTATGAAAACTCCTAGAGGGTGGAGCATGCTAGTGGTTCAGCCACTAAACAGATTTGACTTGCCGTGGACTATCACCTCTGGTATAATGGATACAGACAAATACTCAACTAGCGGAAATGTTCCATTTTTTGTTAGGGAAGATTTTGAGGGAATGGTTCCAGCAGGGACACCATTTGCACAACTATTGCCAATAAAAAGAAAATCTTGGAAGTCTATTCAGAATGACCAGGGTATTGCTTATCTAGATACCCTACAAGGTGCCACTGTAAGAACTCCAGGAAAAAGCTACAAAAAGTTGTTTTGGATAAGAAAAGATTATAATTAAAATGAGAAAAAAAACTAAAAAAGAAATTTATGAAAATCTTTTAAATGAGCATAGGCCAACCATTAAAAGTTTTTTGTTAGAAATTTTAAGAGTAAAGTTGTTTAACTTGCAAAGAGGCAAGGAGCCAGTAATTCCAGAAGGAGCCACCTGGACTCTAGAGGACGATAGATTAAAAGGTTTACCATTGCAATACATAGCCTTAATTAATAAAGAAGGTATTGTCCTTGAGCTAATTAGGATTAATAAAGAAACTGCAGATCAAATTTTAAGCAAAAACGTAAAGCTAGTACCGTATGATCCAAAAGCTCAACTTGTAAAAAAGGGTATGTGGTACAATAAAAGAAAGTTTTATCCAAAGGTGCAAAATGAAAAAGAAGATTAGCTTTAGGTCAGTTCATCCAGACTTAAACATCCCACATCCAGTTCCAGCGTACAAGGCTATTCCAGAATGGTATAGAACATCTAAGCCATTTGTAGAAGGAATGGAAACTTTAAAAAAATGTGTTCCACTTCTTGACTCCATGACCGCAGGATACACACTTACGCTTGCCGCAGATGTATTTTTTAACAGAGGGGTTGCTCAGGATATAGCCATAAGCCACGTTATTGAATCACACGCAGACCCTCAAATAGCTAATTTAAAAATTACCCCAGAGTATCACAATACTGTTTATAAATGGATAAATTCTTTTGTGCTAAAAACACCAAAGGGCTACAGCACACTATTTGTTCACCCAATAAACAGAATTGATTTGCCATTTTACAGTTTTTCTGGACTTGTAGATACTGACAATTTTCCACTTGAGGTAAACTTTCCATTTTTAATTAAGAAAGACTTTGTTGGCATTATCCCAGCAGGAACACCAATTGCTCAAGCCATACCAGTTAAAAGAGAAGACTGGTCCTCAAGTGTAGAAGATTCTTTAAACTATCAACGTCCATCTTTTACGCATACAATGCACAATCCTCCATTTAACTATTACAAGAAACATTTTTGGACAAGAAAGAAGTATTCTTAATGGCAAAAAAGAAAAAAAGAATTTGTGGAGAATGTCCAGAATGCAAGCTAGGACCAAAAACCTTTTGTTTTTGGCAAATAGATCAGGCTGTCCCAGAACACTTTAAACCTTCGCTAATCAAAGCCTTTATTTCTCTAGAAGACGCAGATGGTTTTGGATATTTACAAGCAAACGAAATGGACGATACACAATTTGATTCAGAGTTTTTGTCTTGGTTCTTGTCCTTTTGCGTCGGCAACAAAATTAACGTTTTTTGGAAAACAAAAGGTATACCATTTTGTTTAGGAAGTCAGGAATTTATAGAAACCCTGACCAGATTGCTTAAAGAAAATATTGATTAAAATGAAATACCCTTTCAGTTTTTTCTTAAGAAAAAGAAATAATATTGTTAAAACCATAGAGATGTCCGATATGGAGCAGTATGACAGGCTAGATTATTATGAAGGAGTCTATACAGTAAGAAACATCGTTGCTGAAACAAGCGATGATCTTTTTTATTTTTTGCCAGACGTAAACATGATTCCTGGGTATATAGACTCAAGCTCCAAAAAAACTTTAAATATCTTAAGCAATAAAAATAAGCTAGTTGTATCCATGGTAAATAGTTTTTATCACTCATTGTTAGACAACATGTCGGAAGTTATCTATGCACTAGAGTCATATCCAAAACACGAACTAGTTATTGATGTTAGTGAAACGCAAGAATCTCTTAAAACAGATCCCTCTAAAGGATTTCTATATCACAATGTGTTTTTGTATTTTTTAGAAACCCTAAAAATGAAAAAAATAAAATATAGGATTGTTAATTTAAAGAAGTACGACATTATTTATATAAATAATTTTAGGATAGTAGGATACGAGCTTGAGTCAATTAGAAAAGCAAGCCTAGTTTATGATTTTTTTAAGATGCGACTTTCTAACCCAAAAGCCAAGCCTACTAGAAAAGTTTTTATTAGTAGAGCTTTAACAGCTGGAAGAGACTATAATGCACCAACACTGTCTCATTCTAACGACGATAGAATGGATGACCACGAAAAACTAGACAGTCTATTTGAGTCCATGGGTTACGAAATTGTAAAAACAGAAGAGCTTGGATCTTTTCAAGAACAGCTAGATCTTTTTTATGAAACAAAAGTTTTAGCGTCAATAACTGGATCTGGTTTGGCCAATGCGGCTTTTATGCAATCAGGACAAACACTTATTGAAATTATTACGCCATTAGTAGTTCCAGTTGGGGTTCCTGGACGTGCAAAAGATATAACAGATCCCTATTACACACAAGAGCTTCATAACTTTTACAAAAATTTAGCATTTTACAAAGATCACACCTATTTTGGAATTCATAATAATGAAAGAAGCTTTGAGGTTTTGAAAGACAAAATTGAAAAAGACCATAGAATTAAAACTTTTTTGGACAGGTCAGATGAATAATGCTTTTATTTTTGACTTAGATGGGGTGCTGATAGATAGTAAAGAGATTCACTTTGATGCCCTGAATCTTGCTCTATCTGAAATAGATAGCTCATATGCAATATCTAAAGAAGAACAGGCTTTGACCTATGAGGGCCTTAGCACAAAAGCAAAACTAGATATTCTTTCATACTCTAAGGGGTTACCGAAAGAGCTTCATAATGTTATTTGGGAAAAGAAGCAAATTTACTCATCAAAAATGTTTCAGGTATTTGAAAAAGATGAAGACCTGATAAACATTTTTAAACTTATAAAATCGTTTAATATTAAAATCGGTGTTGCAAGTAATGCCATAAGAGAAACGGTTGTTGGATCTTTAAAAAGTTTGGGGGTTTATGAATTTATAGATTACGCTCTTAGCAACGAAGATGTGTCTAATCCAAAGCCAAATCCAGAAATTTATAAAATAATGATGTCTTTGCTAGGATCTTCTGCAGAAACAACCATAATCTTTGAAGACAGCGAAATAGGCCTAGCAGCAGCTAAAGCGTCTTTGGCAAAACTGTTTCCAGTAACAGAAAGAAAAGATATTTCGCTATCTTATATATCTAAAGCAATAGAGTTTTTAACCCCTAATAGTTTTCCAAATATATTAATACCAATGGCAGGAAACGGCTCTAGATTTTTTAATGCTGGATATAAAGACCCCAAACCACTAATTGATGTTGATGGCAAACCAATGATTCAAAGAGTAGTTGAAAACATCGGTATTCCTGGAAAATATATTTTTATTGTTCAAGCTGAGCATTATGAAAAGTACAGTCTTGAGCTTGCTCTCACAAAACTTGTTCCTGGTTGTAAAATTATTCAGATAGATGGAGTAACAGATGGTGCAGCAAGAACGGCACTTCTTGCAAAAGAACATATTGATAATTCTAAACCATTAATCATCGCAAACTCCGATCAAATTTTAGATTGGGATAGCTCAGAGTTTATGTCCCAGCTACTTGAACTAGGTTGTGACGGAAACATGGCCCTGTTTTTAGCTAATGAAAATAAGTGGTCTTATGCAAAAATTCAAAACAATAGGATTATTGGAGTTGCAGAAAAGGTGGTTATAAGCAATAATGCAAGTACTGGGATATATGGTTGGGCAAAGGGCTCCGACTACGTAAAATATGCAGAGCAGATGATTGATAAAAATATCAGGGTAAATAATGAATTCTATATCTGTCCAGTGTACAACGAAGCAATTCAAGATAATAAAAGAATTTTACCAATGTTTGTAGATACCATGTATGGCTTAGGAACTCCAGAAGATTTAGAAAAATTCTTGACACAAGCAGCTAACAATATCTCGTAAAAGCAAGAAAATACTGGTATAATTAAACTAGAAGTGGCACGATAGCCTTTTATTTTTGCAGGAAGGTAAGCTAGCGAAAACACGATGATTTGCGATAGATTAGAAAAAGTAAACGATATTCACAATATAAACCTACACACTTTAGGATCATTTTGTGATTTTGAGCCAGGCTATTCTCCAGAAGGTTTTAGCTTTATAAGTTTTTTAGAAGATAATAAAACATATGTAATTATGGACGCTAAGTCAAACTATCACCATTTCCTTATAAACCTTATGATGCCAGCACTTATGGTGCTAGAAGAAGTAAGCCATGAAAGCCTTCACTTTGTTTTGTGCAATATCAATGTAAGGCCTGGAGAAGAAAATTTTGACAATTTACTGGTAGAGCTTTTACAAGAACGTAATATCAGCTACACACAAGTAGACAATTCTGAATTTACATACCTAAATGCAAAAAACTTTATTCCAATAAATGGTGCAGACCTTGAGACTGGCGTTCCACTTTTATATAATTATCTTTTAAGTAAGTACAATCTAGTTACAGAAACACCAAACAAAAAAATATATATTAGTAGAAAAAGCTATTCAAGTCCTGACTTAAGAGTTGATGATGAAGAGATCTTAGAAAATTACTTTATAGAAAAAGGATTCCAGATAGTATATCCAGAAGATATAACTACTTTTAAAGAACAGTTTGAGCTTTTTAATTCTTGCTCTACTTTGGTAGCGTTAAGTGGTTCTGGGCTAACAAGTTTAATATTTATGCAAGAAAATCAAAAAGTTATTGAGATATTAACAGAAGTAATGGTTGGCCATACAATATCTGATGATGAAACTAAAACTATTATTTATGGCATCCACGATCACTATGAGTATATGGCACTTTTAAAAAATCACACATACCTTGCTGTTTTAAACTCAGAAAAACAAGCAGAGCTAATCAAAGCCAAGCTTGATAACATAGAACTTTAGTTAAAATATGTTAAAAATAGCTCATAGGGGAAATCTCAAAGGACCATCGCCAAAAGAAAATCACCCATTTTATATTGAAGAAGCAATCTATGCAGGATTTGACGTAGAGGTTGATATTCGCTTAATAGATAACAAGCTTTGGCTAGGACATGACAAGCCTCAATATTTAACATCTAAAACTTTTTTAAATAGATATAAAGATAACCTTTGGATTCACTGTAAAAATCTAGCAGCATTGGAATACTTTGTTAATTTAAAAGAAGACTTTAAATACTTTTGGCACGAAGAGGATAGCTACACTCTAACAAGTAATGGTTTAATTTGGACTTATCCAGGAAAGCCTGTTACTGATAGGTCTATCATTGTTCTTAAAGACCAAGAGCCACTACCAGATCTTGACACAGTATTTGGCATTTGCAGCGACTACGTAAAGACTATAACAGATTAGCCTATAGACACCTGGATTTTTTTGGGGTATAATATAATTATGAGAATTATCAAAATGATAAAATCCGCAATATGCCAACTAAAAGGACACGAGCTCACTGTGGCACAATGCCCAGTAACAAAGTTTAAGTCTAAAACCTGTAACGTATGCTTAATTAAATTTGGACCAGAGCACAAAGGAGCAAGCTTTTCTTAAAAAGCAAAAGTTAGTTAGACCAACATGACAAGTAATCAATATGACTTCTTTCACATTCACGACAAAAAAGATTTTGCCGTTCATTTAAATGAAAAGATTTTATTTTCAGAGCATAACTTTAAAAAAGAAAAAACGGTTGTAAACTCTTATTTTGTTGAATCATCACAAAATTATTTAAAAGAAAATGCACCAATTAAAGAAATACTAAATGAAAACTTTAAAGGATTGATTCAAATTCCTAATAGTTACTTTCATTACTTTCCTGATTTTATTGGAACACTTTTTGTTTTTTTAGAAAACTGCATTAAATCCAACATTAAAAAAGTAGAGCTTGTTTTGGTTGAGCTAGATAAAGATCAAGAAACTGTAAGAGAGTTTTATACATTCTTTGAGCATTGTATGAGCCAGTTTAAAGATAGAATTGAAATTTCTTGGATAGTGGTAAATCAAAGCGACACTGGAAATCCCCCAAGCAACAGCTATCTCAGAGTAAACAACTCTACAAAAATTCAACAACAAGATGCTGCAATTTCTTTAGACTTTATATACGACAGTGCAAAAAGTTTTGCTAATCTGTCAGACGACACTGTGCCAAATAAAAAGGTTTTTTTATCTAGAAAAAAAGATGTTTACAAAGATAATGCAGATCACAGGCACATCTATGAAGATGATGCAGAAGAATTTTTTAGGTCAATAGGTTTTGAAGTTGTTAATGGGGAGTCTTTTGGTAGTCTTAAAAAACAAATAGAGTTTTTTGACCAAGTTAGTGTTTTTGCTGGGTATGCTGGGTCAGGCCTAACAAGCTCAATGTTTATGAAACCAGGACAAACCCTGATTGAAATTGTTTGTCCAATAAAATTTGGAACCTGCGGTCATGATGGTGGAGATGAGTGGGAGATTCATAATTTCTATAAAACATTCTCAGTGCTTAAAAACCATATATACATAGCTGTTCCAAACGTTGATAGAAGCAAAGAAAGCTTTCTAAGAGATCTTAAAAAAGTATCAAAGATGCTATAATGGCCAAGCGGAGGTAGAATGAAAGTCGCAATATACACCATTGCTTTGAATGAAGAGCAGTTTGTAGAAAAGTGGTATGAGTCAGCAAAAGAAGCTGACTACCTATTAATTGCAGACACAGGATCTACAGATTTAACGGTAGCTAAAGCAGAAGCTCTTGGCATAAATGTTATAAAGATATCTATTAATCCATGGAGATTTGATGATGCTCGTAATGCGTCTCTTTCAGTTATACCCTCAGATATTGACTACTGCATTGCTCTTGATATGGATGAGGTTATTCTTCCTGGCTGGCGTAAAGAATTAGAACAAGCCTTAACAGACAGGGTGACTCGTCCTAGATATAAATATACTTGGTCTTGGAATGCCGACGGTACACCAGGATTACAATACGGTGCAGACAAAATACACGCTCGTAACGGATATCGTTGGAAGCATCCAGTTCATGAAATTATAGCTGCAGATAGATTACAGGAAAAACAGGGGTGGTATAATATAGAAATTCATCATTACCCAGACTCTACAAAATCACGTGGACAATACCTTCCATTGTTAAAGCTGTCTACAATAGAAGATCCAAACGATGACAGAAATGCTTATTATTATGCACGTGAGCTTTATTTAAATAAAAAGTTTGACGATGCTGCTAAAGAGTTTCAGCGTCACCTATCATTGCCAAAAGCTACCTGGGCCCCAGAAAGAGCAGCCTCTTATCGTTATCTAGCTAAGTGTAATCCAGAAAAGGCAAAAGAGTATCTTTTGAAAGCTATAGAAGAAGATCCGAACAGAAGAGAACCGAGGGTAGAGCTTGCAAATCATGCTTACCTTACAAAAGACTGGAGCTTATGCTATGAACAATCTTTGAAGGCTCTATCAATAAAAGAAAAACCTCTGGACTATCTTTGTGAAGACTTTGCTTGGAAAGACTTGCCCCATGACCTAGCCTCCATATCTGCCTGGAATTTGGGTAAAACACAAGAGGCAATTGATCAAGTTGTACTAGCAATTAGTCATAATCCAAATGACACTAGGCTAAAAAATAACTTAGGGTTTTATAACAAGCAGGGTAGGTTTGCTGAATAAAACTCTTTTATTATGATAAAATAGACATATGTCATCATTATATAGAATGTTCCAAAGACGTGGAACTAAAACCCAATGGGAAACAACAAATCCAGTTCTAGCTCTAGGAGAAATTGGCTTTTCTTATAATGAGAACGTCGTAAAGCTTGGAGATGGAATCACCGCATGGAACTCCCTATCTCAAATTGGCAGTGACTCAGCTTATGAAGTTGCAAAAATTAATGGCTTTACTGGCACTGAAACTCAGTGGCTACTTTCCCTAGTTGGACCTACTGGTCCTACAGGAGCTACAGGTGCGACAGGACCATCTGGCGGACCAACAGGGCCTACAGGACAAACAGGAGCTACAGGAGCCACGGGCCCTGCTTCAACTGTTACTGGACCTACTGGACCTACTGGACCAACAGGACCGCAGGGTACAGACATTCATTTTTCTGGATCTGTCGCTACTGTAGGTAACTTACCCACAGTAGGTAACTCTGTAAACGATGCATATATCGTTGATGCAGATGGAAACTTGTACGTGTGGAATGGTGTTTCGTTTGATGATGCAGGACAGATTGTTGGACCAATCGGTCCAACTGGACCTACTGGACCTACTGGTGCCGCCTCTAATGTTACTGGACCCACTGGGCCTACTGGAGCAAACGGATCTGGTGTTGCGGTTGGAGGAACTGATGGTCAGGTTTTGGTTAAATCGGGAAGTGCTGACTATTCGACTGCTTGGGGAACAATTGGTCAGTCTCAAGTAACTAATCTTACTACTGACCTAGCAGCCAAGGCACCAATAAACAATCCAACATTTACTGGAACAGTCACTGGAACTCCAGCCGCTGGCCTTAATGACGGCGGGGCAAGCGGTATTGGGTATAAGAGTATTCCCAAAGTCTATGAAACTGGAGGCTACACTGGGCCATATACGATTCAACGTGCTGATGCTGGAAAATTTGTTACAAGCGAAGCCAACAGAACAGTTACAATCCCAAGCTTTGAAAACTTAAGTTTTGATATTGGGACAGCAATTACTTTTATACCTGTCTATCAGATGACTATTCAGGTTGAAAGTCCAGGAGTATTAAGGTTAGCTGGAACTGGGGCTATTGGAAGCAGGACCCTAGCTCCCTGGGGAATAGCTACAGCTGTACAGCAAGGCCTAGATGTTTGGGTAATATCTGGTAATGGTCTAACATAATGTCTGGGGCACTAAGCGGACTATCTGCAGCTTTAAGGGCAGCTTTATCTGGCGGAGTCTCAGATCTTAACTTTATTTCAAAAATTGGATCTGGTGCAAACAACACAGTATCAGAAATAGCAATTCAGTCAGATGGAAGAATACTCCTAGGTGGTAGCTTTACAAACTTTCATAACGTAACGGCAAATCGCATTGTAAGATTATATGGTAATGGAGAAGCAGACATAGACTTTATGACTAATGTGGGAGCTGGTTTAGACAACACAGTATCAGCAATAGCAATTCAGTCAGATGGAAAGATTATTATAGGTGGAGCTTTTACAACTTTTAACGGAGCAACAGTAAATCGTATTGTAAGACTTAATAGTGATGGAACTAGAGATGTAGGATTTACTACCAACACAGGATCTGGTGCAAACAACACAGTATCAGAAATAGCAATTCAGTCAGATGGAAAAATATTGTTGTCAGGATATTTTAAAACTTTTAATGGGGTAGCCGTAAAATGCATTATAAGGCTTAACACAGATGGAACTAGGGACACAGGCTTTACGGGAACAGAGGTGGCAGAATTTTCTCCATACGATCAGATTTATGCAATAAAGCTACATGCAGATAATAAAATCTGTTACTCTGTTAATGTTTTAGTCTTAGTTCAGGGACCAGATTTTAATTATTTTAGCATCCAGAATAGATTTTTTCGAATGAACTCTTCTGGAGCACAAGATACCACCTTTAATAACAACCTGGGCTCAAACACGTCGAATACGGGATCCGTGCTTTCAATAGCAATCCAGTCAAATCAAGGGATTTTGCTAGGTGGTAGCTTTACAACTTTTAACGGAGCAACTGTTAATCGTATTGTAAGACTTAATAGTGATGGCACCAGAGATGTAGCTTTTACGACTAATACAGGATCTGGGGCAAATGGCAATATACTCTCAATAGCCATTCAGTCAGATGGAAAGATTGTTATAGGTGGATCCTTTACAACTTTTAACGGAGCAACTGTTGATCGTATTGTAAGACTTAATATTGATGGAACTAGAGACGTGGGATTTACCACCAACACGGGCTCTGGTGCAAATAACACTGTACATGCAGTTGTAAGCCAGCCAGACGCCAACATTATTCTGAGTGGGGGCTTTACGTCTTTTAATAATTCAACAGTGAATCGTGTTGCCCGTATTGGAGGAAGCTTTGCATAACAATAGAAGGAGCTATAGTGATAAAAATTAATTGCCCAGCATGTGCGGGACCAGATAATACAGGATGTGCCACCTGTCACGGAGAGTCTCAGGTAGCACAAGAAGTTTTTGATGCTTTTATGGCCGAAAAAACCAAACAAGAAGAGGCTCAGACTTTTTGGGGCAGGGTTCAGGAACACATGTATCAAACAGGTAGGTTTAAGTTTGAAGCTAACGAAAAAGTCTTTGAGCTAGACAACTGAGTATGGTAAAATAGGGTAGGAGAATAATGGCCAACCCATCTAATTTATACGCTGAAAAGATCTTTAGCGAGCACCCTATTGCCATGTGGGCTTTAGACGATAAAGCTGATTATTTTTCTATAATTCCCAATGACAAAAGAAATGTTTTTTCCTGGACCGTTTCTGGCGGTAGTGCTGTTCAAAATAATGAAATTATAAACGAACCAATGCCAGACACCTCAGTTACCACTATAAACACAATACTTCAGCCAACTCAGGTAGCTCAAGTTACAATGACAAGCCCAGGGATTCAAAGTCCTCTTTTTATGAGCCAAGACCTAGAAACTTTTTCAATAGGAGCATATGTTTTTTCAGAGTCTGCCTCAGTAATATCTTATGAAATTGGCTACACTTATGACGGATTGGCTACCCCTGTTTTAAGAAAGTTTAACTCCAGGATTGTAAAAAGATGGTCACTAATTTCAGAAACTTTTAGAATACCCGCAACTACAAGTTTACTAAAAATTGTTATAAGAATTACTTACGCTAGCATTAGCAGCTCTAGTCAATTTCACATTAATGGTGTAACTTTTGGCCAATGGTCAGAAGATTTTTCAGCAACATCTTCTGGGGTTTTTGCAGAAGCCTTGCCAGAAGAAGTGCCATTTGACTACCTTGCAGTTAAAGCAAAATCCTACGGGTTGCAGGATTTAGATGGATATTATTTTGTAAATAATGGTGCCCTTGTTGCTAAAAACTCAGGAGTCCCAATTGTGTTTGGCTCTTCAAATGTTACAAAAATTTTACCAAATGAAAATAACAATCCGTCTTTAATTATTCCTGGACAGGGTTTCTTAAATGAATCTGGAAGGTATAGAGAGTATACCGCAGAAATGTGGGTAAGGATTGACTCTAAGGCAACAACTGCTACAAGGATATTCGGACCAATTGGGTCTACAGATGGAATCTATGTGGATGGACCATTTATAAAAATTAAAATTGGAAACGTTGTCGGATCTCATGCAATTACAGAGTGGTATAGACCAATGTTGCTAGACTTTAAGATTTTTGAAAACTCTGCATCTCTATTAATAAATGGAGAAGGGGTAATAGAAATAAACTATTCAACACCAGATATTTCTTTGCCGCCAGCAACAATAGTTCAGTCTGGTATTCAAAAAAACAATGACTGGCTAGGATTTTATGCCTCAGAAAATGTCCCCTCTCTTGATATTGATTGTGTAGCAATTTACTCTTATTTGGTCCCAGCAGTTGTTGCAAAAAGAAGGTTTGCCTATGGCCAGGCAGTAGAGTTTCCAGAAAGTGCAAATAGTGCTTACGGAGGAACATCTGTGCTTGTAGACTATGCTTTTGCAGACTATACCAGCAACTACAGCTATCCAGACATTGGTCGTTGGAACCAGGGAATTATGGAAAACTTATCCATAGCAGATGACTCGCTTTCTGTGCCGAATCATAATTTACCTGTTGCTGTATTTGAGGATAATTCAACAACAGACTCCTGGTACTCTAGCCTGTATGAAAGTAGCGGACAGCAAACAGACCCTTTTCTTAGTTTTGTAAATAAACAAGGGTACTTGTTTTTTGAAAACATGAATATTATTAAGCAAGACCTAAAAGCTTTCTTCGGGGTATTCAATTTACCAATATCTTTGCCATCAAGCAAACAAGTACTTTTTAAAATACAAGACAAAACAAGCTCAAACAATTTAGAAATATATATCCAGTCTGGAATCTTGCACTATACATTATCCTTTGACGGAGTTGTAACAAGCTTATATCAAGAAGATGCTGCCGTTCCTGGAAAAAACCTTTCTGTGGGGATTAACCTAGAAGTATTTTCGAGATACTTTGGAAAACAAATATCAGCTTTTTTTAATAACAAAAATCAGCTTTCAATGTTTATTGGAGGAGATCAAGACTTTAATAAAACATTCGTTGGAAAAATATACAAGGTTGGTTTTTCAAGTGAAAGAAATCTAGACAAAATTTCATCTTTATTTGATGAGAAGGGGCTTCTTACTTATTTTAACTATGAAGATTATTTTAATGATCATTCTTTAACACCGCCTTTTGATGCTGGAGGAGTATCAGAGACAGAATACGAAGAATCCCTAGACGCTGGAGAGTACGATGACTATTCTAGCGGGGTATCCTTTAGCGTAATCAAAGACTTTATAGCTAGTTACACACTAATCCCAAAAATAAACTTTAATACTATAACAATGGATATTGCTATAGACGGTTATTGGGAAGATTACCAACCGCTTACCTTTTTCTCACAATACGTTTCGGATATTAAAGACAAAAAATACTATGACCTAGATCTTATTCAGTTTAATATAGACTATCCAGCATTAGAAAATTTTGAAAATGGTAGCTATGACACATCTAAAAACATGGTTAAGTCTTATGTTTCTTTTCAGTATTTAAAAAATAACCCATCTGCAAAAAGCTCTTATTTTAAAACCATACCAGCTGCACAAAACAACGTAGTTTCGCCAGGAACCTATGTTGTTGGAGTAGACCTGGAAACTGGGAACAACATACACGACAGCTGGCTAACATACAGGTATGAGGTTGTGGATGGAACAGTTATTTACCCACCAAAAGGAATTAAGCTTACGGATATATCTCTTGTAACTCATCTTGAATGGACAATTCCAGGAATTGTATCAAATCCATTAGTTATAAAAAAGATGCAGTATGCCTCTCAAGCTTTTAACGAAAGATCCTCTAACCCCGTTGGAACAAGATTTGGGGTACCAGTTTTTCCATATATTAAGTACGGATCTTACTTTGACTATAAGTCTAGAAATCCATATAGGATTTATAAAGGAAGCACTCCGTATTTATACTTAACAAAGAAAAGTGGATTAGAAAAATTGGGAGATTACGATTCATTGGTAAATCGTGGCTTTTCTATTCCAGTAAATAAAGACCTGGCTGAAACTTATAAGATTATTGCTCTTCAGGCTTTTATTAGGTATGGCAAAGACAGGTTTCCATCAGACCCAGAACAAATATTTGAAATTGAAAGCAAAGATACATATATAAAGTTTTACCTAGTTGCTAATGACATTACTGGCAAAAGAGCTAGAATTTATGGAATTAACGCAAAAACTGGAACATTTGAAAACGGTATTACTTTTTATTGGAACGGTAATATAGTTAGGGAACCAGTCATAACCCTAAACGACTGGGGAACTATTGGAGTTTCGTTTCCAAAAGTGCTGGATTTTGACTCCTACGCTGGAGGCCTTAGATTTACTGGATCAGTTTTAGTAAACAATATTTCTCAGTATAAAGCAACTGGGCTACAGGAAATACAGAGAAACACCATAAGGTCTTGGTTCCTAGCCAGTATTGACAATGCTATCTGGAATTTCTGGAATCAAAGCTATACCTGGAACAGTGTTTTAATTTTAAGCCAGTCAAACATTTTGGGGGTAGACCCATCAGAGATATATAAGACCTACACTGGAACAAACAAGATCATCATTGACGATAATGTCCCATTAAGGGTAAATGATTATGAATATAATCTCTATCAGGGAATAACTTGGCAAAGCCGTATCCTTCCTGCTGTATAGTATGGTATACTAGTGGTCATGGAAGACAAATTTGCAGAAGCAATTGGTAAAGCTAAAGTAACTCTTGTAGATCAAACGGGTTATTCCTGGGGCGTATATGTTTGGAAAAAGGCTAATGGCAAGTGGTTTACTGATGGAAACGGCAATATCCTAAACGTTCAGGCTAATAGGGGCGATGAAAATCAGATTGCAAAGCTAAAACAGGCAGCTGCCTACTACGGAGAGCCTAATGGAACCCATGTGTTTTTCCCAGGAACAGCAAGAATTACCGATGAAGAGTATAGCGAGCAGGTAGACCGAATGAAGCAAGGCCTAATACCATCTCTAAACGACATTGGTGCCGTTATTGCAGCAAAGAAAACCTTAGAACTTTATGGAGATGAGTAACAATGTCGGATGAGTATCAGTATCCAATCCAAGCTTTTGTGCCAGAAGAAGAGCTAGCAGAAGACCTGTTTAAAAAGCAGGATCCATTTAATAAAAAATGGGATGAGCTAAAAAGCCTTTCTGGAATAGAAAAGAATTTTAAAAGACGATCAGACCGTATTGTTAAGGCATATGAAAGTCTTGACTTTACTGGAGTAGATACAACTAGGCAAGGGTACCAGGATAGTGCCCTAGCTAGAAGCACTGGACAAAACGGAGCAACCTCCAAAGAGATTAATCCTGGATCAGTATTCCACAATGGCTATGGAATGTTTGACGTAATTACCCCACCATGGAACCTTTATGAACTGGCTAACTACTACGATACATCTTTTGCTAACCACGCAGCTATTGATGCAAAGGTTGAAAACATTGTTGGTCTAGGATACGACTTCCACATTTCAAAAAGAACTATGATGCAGCTTGAAGCATCCAGTAGCGAAACTGCAACAGACAAGGCCAGAAAGCGTATTGAAAGAGCAAAGGTTGAAATGCGTGAGTGGCTTGAGACTCTAAACAGCGACGACTCTTTTTCAAATACGATGATGAAGTTTTATACAGACGTTCAGGCAACTGGAAACGGATATCTTGAGGTAGGAAGAACTGTTACTGGAGAAATTGGCTACCTTGGCCACATCCCATCTACAACTATGAGAGTTCGAAGACTGCGTGACGGATATGTTCAGATTATTGGTCAGAAAGTTGTTTACTTCAAAAACTTCGGGGCAAAGAACCAGAATCCAATTACTGGAGACCCAAGACCAAACGAGATCATTCACTATAAAGAATACTCTCCGCTAAATACTTTCTATGGGGTTCCAGACATCATGTCTGCAATCTCAGCTTTGCATGGAGACCAGCTAGCCTCTCAGTATAACATTGACTACTTTGGAAACAAGGGTGTTCCAAGGTATATCGTAACTCTAAAGGGTGCAAAGCTGTCTTCTGACGCAGAAGACAAGATGTTCAGATTCCTTCAGACTAGCTTAAAGGGCCAGTCTCACAGAACCCTATACATTCCTCTACCAGCAGACACAGATACAAACAAGGTAGAATTTAAGATGGAGCCAATTGAGGCTGGAGTGCAAGAGGCATCCTTTAACGACTACAGGCTTAGAAATAGGGACGACATTCTTGTTGCCCACCAAGTTCCTCTCTCAAAGATTGGTGGAGGGGATGCAGCTAACATCGCAGCAGCTCTAGCTCAAGACCGTACATTTAAAGAGCAGGTTGCAAGACCAGCTCAGGCAAATCTAGAAAAAATGATGAGCAAGGTCATTAAAGAAAAGACAGACATCCTAGACTTTAAGTTTAATGAGCTAACTTTGACAGATGAAATTGCTCAGTCTCAGATTCTTGAGAGATACGTTAAGACTCAGATTATGGTGCCTAACGAAGCTCGTGAAAAGCTTGGACTACCACAAAGACCAGACGGCGATGAGCCATTTGAAATGTCAACTAGACAAGCCACAGATGCAAGAGCTAACACTGCTCAGAACAGACAAAGAGATTCTGAAAGAGCAAATAACTCTTCAGACAGCACCGCTACTGTAGCTGGACGAAATCCAGCTGGAGAGGGAAGGTCTTCAGAATAGCATCATTTTTGATACTTTTCATAAAAGAGCCTTATAATTGAGATAACATGACTATGCAGAAAGCCCATTGGGATACTGAAGGTGACAACGTTCGCCTATCAATGCCGTTCAGTAAAGTGGACGTAGAGAGACGTATTGTCTCTGGCTTTGCCACACTTGATAATATTGACAAGCAGGCTGACATAGTTACAACAGAAGCCAGCGTAAAGGCTTTCTCAAAGTTTCGTGGTAACATTAGAGAAATGCATCAACCAACAGCAGTTGGAAAGATGATCTCTTTTAAAGAAGACAAGTACTTTGATCCAGAAGCCAAGAAGTTCTATTCTGGCGTTTACGTATCAACATATATTTCAAAGGGTGCTCAAAACACCTGGGAAAAGGTCTTAGACGGCACACTTTCTGGTTTTTCTATTGGTGGAAAAATGAATAAGTGGGATGACGGGTATGATGAGAAAATGGATTCAAAAATTCGAATCATAAAAGACTACGATCTGGTAGAATTGTCTCTGGTAGATAATCCAGCAAACCAGTTTGCAAATGTTTTATCTGTCGAAAAAGTTGACGGAGTAGAAATGATTAAGGGTGAAAGCTTGGATACCCCAATTGAGAATGTCTTTTGGGATGCAGAATCTGGCATAGTCATGTTGTCAGAAAATGAATCAGAGCAAAGCCCAACGTCTGGAGCTCCAATGCAAAATATAGGTTTCGTTGAAAAGAACGATAACGAAAAAACAGATATGATAAAGTTCTTAGTTGATAGTGCTAAAGGCATTAAAACTGAGATTAACAAGGAGGTAAGTCCTATGAGTGAAACAACAATCACTGAAGACGTCGTCGAAAAGTCTGATGACGTTGTAGAAGAATCACAGGTCGCTCCAGAGGCAGATGCCGCAACCGAAGATGCAGTAGAAAAGTCCTACTCTGAAGACAAAGAGAAGTCTATGGATGAAGAGAAGATGGAAGATGAAGACGAAACAAAGTCTGAAGACGAGATGAAGTCTGAAGAAGAAATGAAGTCTGAAGCTGTAGCCGAGGAAGAAGGGGTATCTAAGTCGGAAGAAGTAATTGTAAATGCAGTTACTGAAATCCAGAGTACTCTAACATCAGCCTTTAGCGATCTAGCAAATACCGTAAAAGCTCTACACGAGCAGGTATCTGCACTAAGCAAGTCAATTGACTCTGTAAAAAATGAGGTAACAGAAGCCAAGGGACAGTTTAACGAGTTTGGAAAGAGGGTAGACGCTGTTGAGGCTGACACCGCTTTCCGCAAGTCTGGCGATCTAGGCGAGATCGTTCAGGAATCTGAACCAGAACAGGTTCAGAAATCCCTATGGGGCGGACGTTTCCTCAAAACTGCCGATCTATTCAAATAAACAAATATCACAGGAGGTGACAATTATGTCGGAAGAGATTATTAAAAACTATCCAGGTGCTGGTGCTAACGAAGTTAATGGCGAAGGTGCTTTTGCGTCTGGAGGAATTGGTGGTGTAAGTAACCCAGGTGCAGACACACTGGGCAACATCCCAACAGCAACACTAGGAGTAACAAGTGGTCCAAATGCCGTAAATCCTTCGGGTGATGCGGCAAGCGGTATCCTACGCCCTGAACAGGCACGTCGTTTTATTGACTACGTATGGGACGCCACTATTCTCGCCAAAGATGGTCGTCGTGTAACTATGCGAGCCAACTCTATGGAACTTGAAAAAGTTAACGTAGGCGAACGTGTTATTCGTGCAGCAGCTCAGGCTAATGCAGAGTACACAAACACAGGTGCAACATTCTCAAAGGTCGAACTTTCTACCAAGAAGATTCGTCTGGACTGGGAAGTTTCAGCTGAAGCACTAGAAGACAACGTTGAGGGTGGTGCCCTAGAGGACCACCTAGTTCGTTTGATGACAAATGCATTTGCAAATGACATCGAAGATCTAGCTATCAACGGTGTTGGAGCTGGTGGAACAGCATTTACTTCTATCATGGAAGGATTTGTCCACAAGGCTACAACAGGAGATGCACACGAAGCAGTTGTAACAGTCGCAGACAACTCATGGACTCCAGACGTAATGCAGAAGATTATTCTTGCATTGCCAAGGAAGTACCGTGCACTTAAGAGCAATCTTAAGTTCTACGCTGGTACAGACGCATTCCAGGGAATCGTTAAGAACAACGGAACCCTATCAGATGCAATTGCTGAGGCACTAGGCCACAACGGTAACACCCAGGCTAACACCCAGGCTTACCTTGACGGCCAGGGCCAGACATTCGGTGGTGCTCGCACTACCCGTGTTCTAGGCATTGATGTTCAGGAAGTACCTTACTACCCTGCAGGATATGTAGACCTTACATTCCCACAGAACCGTGTATGGGGTTTCCAGAGAGACATCACTGTTAACCGTCAGTATGTTCCTAAGAAGGACACCATTGAGTACACCGTATTCGTACGTTTTGGTATTCAGTGGGAAGAAGAGGACGCAATTGCGTTCGCTGACGCAGACGCTGTAGACGCTTCATAAGTCTAACGCAACCTACTAAAAGGGGGCAGGTGAGTAAAATCTCCTGCTCCCTTTTCTAATATCTGTTATAATTAAAGGTAAAGAAGGAGATAGTCATGTCCGAAAATAATAATTCAAAATTTAAAGATGTACCACTTGCCAAACTAGAAGATGGCGAAGCTTTAATTCCTCATCCACTTATAGAAAAATATAAAGAAGCTGTAAAAGCTCAAGAAGAGCGTAACGATGTAATTTCTTCAGACAAGATGGCTACTAGTCCAAATCTGTCCGTTACTTCTAATGAAGAAAATGTGATTGGATCAGCTAGTGCAGAAAAGAAAGAAACAGACAAGCCAAAAGTATCCGAATCAAAAGACACAGTTGCAATTTACTCTACAAGAAATGTTAACTGGTCTGGAGTTGGTCAGGTTTCTAAGGGCTACAACATTGTGACAAAGCAGGCTGCAGATAAGTGGGCAACACGTGACCACATCAGAATTGCAACCCCAGAAGAAGTTGCGAGAGATTTCGGTAAGTAATGGAATTATTAAGACTGGCTCCGCACGATGACCTAACTTTAAATTTTGTAGTACCAGAGTGGTACACTGAAGAAACAGACTTTTACATAAGGGTCACAGACCTTTCCGACTTGTCTGAGGTTGTTACGGATCATACTGGTGAGGCTGGAGACACCTTTTCTTATACACTTCCTGCAAAATATGATGGAGACTATAGAGTAGAGTTTGATGCTGTAAATGGGGTAGATGTTTTACTCTATGATGATACGACTGAGCTTGTTAGGCCTTATGTGGATCCATCCACTCTAGGTACAACTGCCTCAGAGATTGCAGAATATACTAAGTATGAAGAAATTGCCAGAGCTGTTATCGATTCGGTTATTCCAGAAGGTTTTTACTACAAAAAGAAAACTTTAGAGGTTGTCGGTCTTGGAGCAGACTATATACCTTTATGGTGGGATGCAAAAAGAATCTTGTCTGTATACGAAAATAACGAATTGGTTACAGACCGAACCTATGAAATAACCAGAGACAAAACAGCTATCACAGAG